TTGAGCCTCTGTTATGAACTATTAAAGGAGGATTGTCATTGTAAGCAGGTCCTCCTTCAGCTTCGCTATATATACTTTTTCTTCTATAAACAGAATTAGGATTATGGTCTTCTACAACGATATCTCTAAACTCAGGGAACCATCTTGCACTTGCTAATTCTTCCTGCCAATCTCCAGATGCAGGTGTTCCTGCTGCAACCATATCCTGATTTCCAATTTTCACAGTATCGTATTGACTCCTCCTAGATACCCCATATATCTTAGGACTTCCAGCCCAATCAAATTCAGCATCAGACATTCTTATCAATGAATCTGCTTGATAAAAACTAGGCCTAGATATTCTGTTGGTTGGAACATTAGAAGTGGTTAAATCTGTAACGCAATCACCTTTTCCATAATCACTATATCTAAACCTGGTATCGTCTATTTGATAAAAATCCCCATCCCCTCCTTCAAAATTTTGATATAAATTAACATTATTTGAGCCTTGAAGCATTATAGATCCGTACTTAGGCTTATCATCTGTTGGTAACTTTTTAACCTGGCAAGAAACTAAATGCCAAGTGTCAATACTTGATGTTTCAGCACCATTTATATTTCCAAATATTCTAATAAAAGCATCACCAGAGTCAGTAAAATTAGGGGCTTGACATATAAAATTAGCATGAACAAAAGTACCTTGCTTTCCAGATGTAACAAAAGACCATTGATTTGTATGGGTAGTTCCTCCATGAGTAACATAAATTCCACCTTTGTGACCTCCTGTAGAAGCGCTATACTCAGTAGCATACCTGTACGGCCTCATTTCCAAGCCCGCACCAGGATCACCCTTCCCTATCCAAACCTGAAGATCTCCAGGCCAAGCTTTAGCAACTTGAGTTTTAGTTGTATTTATAAACAACATATAGACTTGAAACCAAGAATTTGGCTTAACTAAAACATTGGGTAGAGGATGTGTTACCTGAACATCTCTCCAATTTGCACCATTTGATGTAGCATATATTATAGAACCATCTTGTCCAGAATCAAAGGTAATATCAGCAGTCTTCCCATCTTTATCAACTACCCAAGAACTACCTGCAGTGTAAAATCTCATTTTATCTACAGGAATCAAAGCTCCTGGACAAACATCCATAAAACTATTGCCTAAAAAGGTAGTGTTCACACTCCCTTCAAAGTCAAGGCCAAAATCACTTCCTCCTACAAATACACCTTCTCCAGGAGTAAGAGTATGGCCAACAGCTTGGTCTGAAATTGAGCTATCTGCCTCACTGATACCTGGTCCCATTCCCAGCTCGCCTTTACGCTCGCAATAAAATCCTGACATATATTCAGACTCAGAATCTTCAAGGGCTTGAGGGGATTTGGCGTTAACCATACCCCCTGTCCAGTCCTTTATTATGTAGTTCTTTTTAGGCACTTACTTTAAAATTGCTTTTTTAACGACTTCTTCAATAGAGTCATATATAGCGGTTAAGATTTTTTCTTCTGTATCTTCTCCGATTATAGGAATATTGATGTTTTCGTTTAATGCCTTAATAACTTTATCCTTCATCTCATCATTAAAAATATGAGCTGCTATCATTTCTTTTAAGTCCATTACTTAACTCCTTTCTTTATTTTCTTTTTACAATTACAACACTTAGGATGAGCGTCTAGTTCGAGCCTAGACAATCTAACTTCAACCAAATCCATCTTTTTATCTAAATCATTTTTTTCAAATACATATGACATTATAGCTTTTAACACTTTAGGTGTTAGCATTTTCAATATAAACATTAGTTATCCTTTAAAAACTTTTCTAATTTATCTTTAAACCCGTTGCCACTATTTCTATTCATTAGCTTTGATATTATATCCACTAATCCTTTGTAGCTTTTTTCAATCCCTTTTTGCTCTATTTGCATTTTCTTTTGCTGATCTATGAGTTTTATAACTATACCTTCTAGCCTTTTAAATCGCTCATCAAGCTCCTCCATAAGCTCGTCTTGAATGAACTTGTTTTGCTTCCAAATAAAGAAGCCAAAAGCTACGGCAACACAAATAGGTATACCGTATTGTTCTAATATAGTTAAAAAATCCATTTAATTCCCGTTTATTAATTCGCCCCATACTGTTGCTTTTCCATTTATAATTTGTACAACATCTACTGTAAACATGCCATCATCAAAAAAGTCTATAATAGCAAATGCATGAGACCAGTTTATAGCTCTATTATTAAGCCATTCATTCTTAGAGCTAGACATATCTTTTAAACATCCTATACTCCAGGCTGATTTCTGTCCATCAATATGAGTAGCTGAATGTTGCTGTATATCATGCCAATGTCCATACATTACATTGCCACCTAACTTTCTTAGATGGTTTGCTGCATGATATTGCCCTCCATAATGATGGCCATGGTAAAAATTCAATTTACCGATCCTTAAATACTGACCCATAGGATAGTACTCATAACCCCTATCTTCGAGCCTAACAGCGTTTTTAAAGAGATATTGAGGTATATAAGGATGCCTTTCTACTACAAAGTTCATCCAATTATCATGATTTCCTTCAGTAATGTATTTTTGCTTACAATTTACTTTATCTAAGGCTTCATCGATAATATCCATACCTTCATTAACATCTGCTACATCTTGATCAAAATCCTTAACCAAGTAATCTAAAGGAGGAGCAGTTTTCTTTTTCCATTTATGAGATGAAAAAGCCTCCCACTCACCTACATCTCCTAAATCTACATATATAGTAGGTTTTACTAATTTAATAACTTTACACAAGACATTTATAGCTGCAGTATCTGCAAGCGGAAAATGCTTATCTGGAGTTACTATCGCCCTTTCTCTTTTCAACTAGCTCTCTCCTTATTTTGATTACAAGATATATAAAAGTCGCAATACCAACAAAAATACTGACTATATCAGGGAGTCCAAATAAGCAGACATGCTGCCCTGTCACTCCTACAGCTACAGTTCTAACAGTATCTAAGGTGTCAACCATCTATGGTTTCTTTTTTCCTTGATCTTGTCCTCTACCTGGTGCTGGATCTTGTCCTATCCCTTTACCTGGTGCTGGCCTTATGCCACTACTCTTGGCTTTATCTGATTTACTTTTATTACTTTTTTTTGCACTTGTCACGGCAGCGCCAGTCGCTCCTCCAGATCCTTCCTCTGAAGATTCTGTTGAATCGCTTTCGTTTGGAGACAAGCTCAATATATTTGGTCTTCCTTTACTCATTTTTACCTCTCTTTGTTTTATCCTCTAACGCAATACAAAGCTTCATTATTAGTTGTTGTATCGCTGTGTTTTATACTATAAAATGGACCGTGCAATGTTGCTCCTAATGGAACATGTAATGTTATATTTGTAAATGTGCTTACGCCTTTTTTAACCTGAACTACAACTACGACTTCTTTTGCATCATTATCTCCAAGAGTTGTAAATGATATCCACTGCTTTACGTCAGTAGTATCGACTCCCGTTGCTCCCGCAACTATAGAAGAAGCGCTTCCAGCTATAAGAATGTCGTTTTGAGTAGTAAGAACATCTACCCCTCCTTGACCTATAGCAAGATTACCTGCTGCATTACCGTCATACTCTGTAGCTCCATTGTGTCTAAATACATGTTTTAAATTTAATCCCATAATTTTATCCTATTTTTATTCGTCATCGTAAGTTTCCAAAAGAACATCATCCCATCCTGCCCATTTACCACTAATTTGTTGCTGTAATGATAACCATACTGAGGTTATACTTCCTCCAGTAGTAAAAGAACCAGAAATAAATGCTCCAAGTTGATGAGGGGTATTATGAATTATGCCAGTACCGCTCCCAGCATACTCTGAATTTCCTTGAGTTTCCCCCCACCTGATTCTTTTGTTTCCAGAACCAACCTCACTAGTAGCTAATCTAATTCTCCAATAATACTTAGTACTTGGCGTAACTGTATACTGTTTGTATGCATATCCATAAGTAGCTGTACAATCTACTTTTATACAAGGAGTTTCAAGTCCAGCAGAAGTAGTTGATATATTTGCATTAGAGCCAGTAAATCCTTCAGTACCTGAATCAAAATCATGATCAGCAATCACCTTAGGGGTTCTGCTTTTTTCCTTTGCTCCTATTGATCCTAATCCCAAACTAGGCATTATTAACCTACATAGGCAATAACTTTGCCACTTGCTAAATGAAATCCTGTCCATCTTCCATATATTGTCACTCCCTTAGGAAAAGTTTCTCCATCAACAGCTACACCATTAGTAGATATCTCTGTACTAGCGCCATCAGAGCTAGGCCACAATTCTTCTCCACCTGCTTCTGGAACTAATCCATCTGCAGCTGCTTCAAATGCTGAATCTTCTAAAAATTGTATCGCTACAAAAACTCTTCCATTTAATGCTGATACTGGGTCACCTCCTGCCACATGTATTGACCCTGCTTGTCCTAAGGCTGCATTTTGAGCCTCTTGAACTGTATATGATTGTAAGCCACCTTTAGTTGCCATATTAACCTCCTACCCTAAGCACTGGCTGTGCGTGAATGGGTAATTATTTAAGCGCAAAAGGACCTGAACTAACCATTCTTGGTCCTGGATATCGCGCAGTTCTTTGTTTTTCTAATTTCTTTTCAAATTCTTTTTGATAATACATCTTTTTATCAATCTCTCCCATATTCTCTGCCATAGCACCTCTTATATAGCATAACAAAGCTTGTGACTCTATTGCAGATATAGGTAGCCAATAAGCCTCTTGATCTCCTAATAAACTTTTTACTGAATGAGGCCCCCATATTACTCCTGAAAATCTAGCTTTATTTTCATTCATATCTGTTTCAGCCTCAAATTGTATCGGGTCACTTTTAGCAGATTGATTAAGAGCAGTTCTTTTTACGAATAAAGACCAGACAGTAGGAGATCCTGCTTGAACTACTTCCCACAATCCATTAAGTGTAGTTGAATCCTGAACATAGACATAATCACCTGCAGCAATAGCAAATCCTCCCCAATTCGTACTAGTTATATCATCTCGAACAGTAGCATATGGAACATCTTCAGAATCCCAATCCGCCTCATCTGTTAAATCGGTAAAATTGCATATCTCCATAAGAAGTTCTGCACCAGCAGTTACATTATAGTTATAAGCACCTATTCTTCTTGGTCCACTTACAATTTGATCAACAGAGGTAGAAGGAATTATATCTACTATAGGAGCCCTTGTATACCTTACTACTACATATCCGTTAGCACTAATACTTGGACTAACCCATTCAGATGTTGCTTTTTGATAAGCATTTATATCCTCTACTACATTCCCAGTGCTTGTAGTATAATGTTCTTTTTCAACTATCATTAGTTGATTTCCTTCATAATAATAACCATATTCTCTAGCATTGGTATCATCAACATTTCCAGCAGCCTCCCCTTTGCTTGCAGATACCTGATTTCCAAGTTGACCTAATATATTAGATTTAATATGTCTATTATCAACATCTTTAATTTTAGGCTTATTTAACAATCTAGGAATACTTCTATACTCACCTTTAGTATTCATATGATTCTTAACCAATATATCTGTAACCCTAACAGCTTCTGCAGGAAGAGTATAATACCTTCTTCCTTTTCGCAAAGAGTAAGAAGATTCTGTAATAAAATTTTCCCCCAATAAGGCCATTTCTGTCAAACCATCTGTTATTAGCATTCTAGCTAAACCAAAAGAAGTCAATCCTGTTCGTTCCATTATCTCTCTAACCAGCATTTCTGCCTCCTTGTGGTGGTTGTGGTTTAGGAAATGACACCATCATAAAAGAATTAAATTTATCGCCATAAGTTGCAGCTAAAGTTCCCCATGCTTGAAGAGCTGCACTAGCTGAAGCTGTAAGAGATTGCGCTTCTTGAGCCTCTGCCTGAATTTCTCCCAAGAAAGATTGAACTTCTTGAGCGTATCTAGCAATCTCATTTTGAGCATTAGCAATATCTGTACTAGATATACCATCAGCTTCTTTTATAATTCTACTTAAATCATTGTCAAATATTTTAGCTTCCTTAGCAAAATTGTTACTAGCGTCTTGAATATCTTGAGCATATTCTGTTAACTGCATTTGAACCTTTTGAACAGCTGCTGCAGACATTTCAGGATCCTCATCATCTAAGAAAGTATTTAATCGTGTATAATCTGGAGCAGTAAGTGGAGCTGCATACACTGGAGCTGTCGGTAATGGAGATAGGTTGTAGACACTATCAGGAAATACTGGAGCAGATGGGGCTGAAGGTTGACTCCAAGATATACCTCCTAAAGTAGCAGATTCTGCTGCCATTAAGATATAACAAGCTTGCTCTGCAACATAATACCTTAAAGGAGTAGAGTATTGTTTCATAAAGTGACTCCAAGAAGAATCTCCAGATATTGGCTCATCATCCTCATCAAGAGAGTCAAACATCTCAAAGGCATATATATCTGCAGTATCATTACTTGTTGGAGCTGGGTAAACTCGTAATAAATTTTTACCCACTCGAAGCCAAACTGGATGCTCTTTAGTGGCAAATTCTGCGCTAGTAGGTAAGGTAACATAAGGTTCTACTGTTTGCTGAACCTCTCTGCATGCAAAATAAGGAGATCCTGAAAAGCTATTATGCTTCCTAAGAACCATCATAGGAGAGCCATCATATATATTATGATCACCTCCTTGAGCTGTATTCACATCGTTTGATGTGGCTCCTGCTACCTTCTTTAAAAAATACTTAAGTTCATCAATAGCTCCTTGCTGCATAAGTATCTTCAATATACTTCTAGCACCATCCCTTGTGAACTGTCTTAATTGAGTATTTTTAACAGTAGTTGAAGCGTCAACATCTATCCCGAGTTGATTCTCTATCCATACCTCTATACTTAAATCTGCCATTTATTCCCTTTTAATTAAGGTAAACGCTGCCGCGTGGGGAGAGAAGATTTCTTCCTAAGCGACAGCGCACCATTTTTACTTTAACTAACAATCACTAAGCATGATTAGCATGCGTCGATACTATACTTCCATCTGGAGTTTGTGCAACTAGATACACTGAATGTGTTCCTGATTGCAATACTCTAAAGACGAAAGCGCCCGATGCATTAGTTATGCATTTGTAATGCTTATTTGCTGTAACTGCAAGCAATGTTCCTGTTGTGGCTGATAAAGTATAGCCACTATCAGTATTAATTGTTGCACCTGCAGCGTCATCAGCGAGGAATACGTCAAATATCTGTACTCCACTTACATTAGCGCCCGCACTGTCTGTGAACTGATAGGTCACATCTATTTCATGTGAACCTCCTTCAGCAGCAGCAGAGGCAGTTAATGTAACGGCATCGCCCACTAACGCTTCAGCATCTAATGCGTTCAATTCAGCCAAAGTTACAGTAGTTGCTGATAGTTCAGCAAGTTTCTGCGCCTTAGCATCATTAATCTCACTATTCGGATTATTAGCTACCCAGTATTTTGCCATTTAACTATCCTCCTTAACCTGCGTTTGCAAATGCTGAATTTAAGTCAACGATAAAGCATTGCACTCTTAATGTAGTAGTATTAGAACCACCGCATAGAATACCATTACTTCCGTCAACTAACAAACTAGCCGCTTCAGTAGGTAACATAAAGGCCTGATTAACTGTTGCACCTGCTGCAAGATTCTGGATACTAGGAGTCATATCAGTACCCCCAGCATCAAGACAAGCAGCTGCACCACAAGCTAAAGCATTAGTTCCAGTGTTAGTAATTGTAACACCTTCTAGCAAGGTATCAGCATCAAATGTCCATATTACGGCATTTTCATCTGTTTTCCCTGCAACTGCAGCAGCAGATATCGCAACGTCGAATGTAATCACTCTTCGTCCAGTATCAGCACCTAAAGAACCACCATCTCTGTTTGATCCATAAAGAGGTATCTTTGAATCTACCTGAGTAACTGCATCAGTTCCAGGTTTTCCACTTTTAAACGATCCCATAATTAACCTCCTTAAGCTTTCCAGATAGCGTGAGATTCAGGCATTTGCCATTCCATTCCCGCTTCTGTTAGGATTAAGTCCACACGTCTATCAATACCGCTGTTTTCAAGAGTCTGAACGCCAACATACACTGAAGTATCTCTATTGAGACCATTACCCACAAGAGGTCTGTAATTAGCATTCTTCATGTTACAAGCAAGAATACTTATATCAGTACCATCTAAGTGAATATTACGGGCCACATTCATGTCACCATAAGGTGTAGTGATTGTAGTGATATCAACACCGAATACTTTCTTTTTACCTGTGATAGCCATATCAGCACGGAAGTTAGTAGAGATTTCAAGATTGTTCTTGAAGTATCCACCAAGTTTATGCAACCAGTTATAAACTGCTGTGCTAACAAAGAATACTGTTGCACCAGAGCTGTTATATCTAGGATCCATAAATGCAGACATATCATCTAGGAAATCGTCAGAAGTATAAGAAGAGATACTAAAACCGCTAAATATATTCGCTTTTCCTAAAATCCAGTTAACTGCACCTTCTGTGTAATTAACACCATCATCAGTTTGCTGTGCGCCAAAGAGCAATGATTGCTCAATGTCCCACTTATGCTCAATCAACTTTTCTTTCCAAACTCTAGACCACTCATTTTTATCATATCTTAAAGCAGTTGCTCTAGCAGTGTTAGTCATTGCCATTGCAGTCTTCCAGATTTGAGTTTGTCCATAGCTTGTAGAGTAAGGCTGATCTTTCCAAGTTTCTGGATAACCAGAACCTTCTTCGTGAGCAGTACCTACAACATAACACTTCTTAGGCTCAAGAGCTGCTTGAGACTGGTCAGTAAGCGCACTAGCTGCAGTACCTGTCATAGGTGTAGAAGCTGCTTGAAAAGAACATAGATGTATATTAGATGTACTAGCCATCTTTCTTATACCTCTAGTTTTTAATATAACAGCATTTCCAGAATCAGTAACTTCTACTATCTTAACAATTATATAATCAACACCATCATAAGAAGATGTAGTCGGAGCAGAAGCTCTTGTGTTAATTTTAACTGTTTGTCCAGGTAGGAAAAAGTTAGGCTTTGTTCCTGAAGCACCTACATTTACTTGATTGTTTGAATTACCATAAATAGAAGTTATGTTACCACTATTTTCATAGTCAGCTTCCATTTTGAAGTAATATTCATCACTTACATCATGATTACCATGAGTAAGAGTTGAAGTTGTAGTACCTACAGCACTTGAAGTACCGTGAGCTACAACATAAGCATATCTTTTATGAAAAGAATGCCTCTTTTCGGTAAATTTGAACTGAGGGTCGTCAGTTGGTTTTTTAGAAACCTTACTCAAGAAACGAAAAAATGGATCTTGTGCAATTGACAGCTCAGATACTCGATCACCGAAGTTATACTTGCGTCTCAGATCGCCTGTATCGGGATTTCCTAGTCCACCAGAAGGTAGTCCAGGCGTAGTAATCCCAGTACTCGATCCAGGGGATAAATCCCCTATTTTGAATAGATCAGACATTGTAATGTCCTCCTTTTACGAGTTACATTCGGAGCCTAATCTTGAACGATTAGTCTAGCCGAACAGATTATCTACATCGTCGTCAGCACCCTTTAAAGCATCAAATACTTCATCACTAGGGTTCTTTTCGACTCTCGCGCTGTTCGAATGACCTACACTTTGAGGAATCGTTCTTGCATTTTTCATTTGGTTTGCAACATCTTGCCTAACACTATTAGCCACATTTTGTTGAGTTTTCCCTCTATTTAAAAGATAATAAGCATCATCTAAGCTTATCCTCTTTTGAGCGGTTTCCTTTAAAATTAACTGCATTTCTTTAGGAGAAAGTTCATGTTTCTTCTGAAAAGCTTTAGCTTGCTGTATAGCAAGTTTTTTAGAGCTTTCCATTTGAACCTTTTTTCTCTCATCAGCTAATTTTTTATCAACTTGACTCTTAACAGTTTTTTCCATAGTTGCGTTAAAAACTTTAGCAGAATCCGAATCTGGATCCTGTATAGCCTCATTAGGGTCGTAATGAAAATCTTCATCTAAACCTAATTCTTGTTTAACGGACTGTGGGGCAGACTTACCTCCATTTACAAGATAATCCTTAATGTGATTAACAAGTCCTTCGTCCTTGCGCATTACATCTAACAAAGGTTCAAATGATGAAAACTTTTTAACTTCACCTGCAAGTCTTTGAGCTTCCCTACTTGAATCTTTGTATCTTTTTTCCCAATCGATCGAGTTATTATTGCCCTGCCCTATTTGTGGAGTTACCTGTGAAGGGTCCGTTTTTTGAGCTGGGGAGTCACTTCCCGTTTCGTTTTCGGGTTGTTGGTAAGGGTCGAAACCATCATCGATAGCTCCATTTACTTCCCTTTCCAATTCGCCGAAGAACTCTGCTGAAGAGCCAAATACCTTATCCTGTGCTTCCTTGTTATCAGAAGGCATAGTATCTGGGTTACCTTTACTTTGTTCTGTCGTCATGTTTCTCTCCTTAATTAAAATTTATCGCTAATTTAAACATTTTCTTCTTGCGATGCAACTGTTTTCTCTTCTTCCTCTTTCCTAGCCTTTTCCTCCTCTGCTTGCCTCTTAGCTTCATCTTGCATCATCTGGCCTGCTTTTGCGGCTTGTTGTCCAAGATTTCTTCCAGCTGCTTGAGTATCCTGTCCTAATCTGGCCAGTAAACTATTTGTAGTTGCTGCTAATTTAGCTTTTTCAGCTTTACTACTATCTTGAACCTGATCTTGAGCTCTTTGTATTTTTCCTTGAGCATCTACTTTCTTTTTATAAACTTCCATTTCAGCTTGCATTATTTTCATCTTAATTCCAGCCTGAACTACCTGTCTTTCAAGAGTTTCAATCGTACCTGCTTGATCTTTAATAGTACTTTGAGAACCTCTGACTTGACCTTGAAGCTGAGAATATAAACTTTTTCTTTTAGCTATGGCCTCCTTATCCTTAAGGTCGGTTTCAGCTAATAGAGCTATATCATCAATAACTCCTAATTGCAACATTTGCTTTAACTCATCTAAATAAGCCCATCTATTTACAGGCATAGTAGAGCCAGCTATTATCCTTATATCAAATTTAGCAGTAGATAATTCTAGAGATTTTCCAATAGCTTGACCTTTGTCATTATACATAGGAACATTTATCTCAACTTGTCTATCTTCTTGTAAGGCGCTAGGCTGAACTATTCTAAATACTTTATGTGCAGTATATAAAGATTGAGAATATTGCATGACTACTCTTCCAACCTGCTTTAAAGAAGGCTCTATTGAGTTTTTTAGCCACTGTTTTATTCTTCTTGTTCCATACTCATCTACAGCTAACATACCTCTGTAAGTTTCATGCTGCCCACCAGTATCTCCCATCATAGATGCATATATTCCTGCTAAATACTCCATATCCTGTTTAGAACTTTCTACTATTTGAAAGAAAGCACTATTTAGTGGAGCTGGCTGAACAGGAGTTGGAGGAGCTGCTCCAGGTCTTATTGGCAACAACGCTCCAGGAGAACTTGAGTACTTTTCCCAATACTCTGTGTCAACCGAACCCTCTTCAAACATCCATCTTAAGCTACTTCCTAGGGAAGCATTGTGAACTAATAATTGATGTGCCTTATTTATTTCTTGTTGCTTACCTATTAATGGAGATATAGCACTCATTGGAAAAGGTGTTCCTGTCCATTTAAAATGGATTGGTATAATAGGATAATCTTTTATTCTATCAGGCAACACAGTTTCGTATAGCATAGAATCTCCAGCTACACAAGTTTGACGGACTCTAGTAGAATAAAAAGGTATAGCATCTACAACATTAGCCATAAACTCTTCATCCTCTTTCATTATATTAAACTCTTTTTTACTAATTTTAAAGTTTTCAATTTTTTCAGAAGCTCTTTGAAGCTTACTTTGCATCTCAACCTTAACCTGCTGTATTTGAGAGTTTTGTTCTGATCGTAACTTTTCAAGCTCAAGATTCATTCTCTCTGGAATCATTTCCCCTTTCTGAACAGCTTCTTGCATCTTTTTGCTTTGTTCTTTAAATTGAACTTGCTGTTCTTTTTGCAATTCAGTTATTCTTACAGAGACTTGCTGTTGAATACTCTTAAGCTCTTTAGCAGTTACAGGTATTTTATAAAAAACATTTACCATTTCTATTTTTACTTTCTCAAAAAGCTCGAATAATTCTATAAGTTTATCGTCTTCTCCAGTACTAGGGTCTATAGATTCTTCATTTATGTCTTTATATGTATAGTCAATTTGTTCTATACCTCTGTCTTTAGAGCTGTAATTGTATTCAGCCTGCTCATCAGAAGATGCTCTTGATATTTTTGATTTATACTGAGGAAACAATTCTTTTAAATGAGTCTTTGGTAAAACTTTCCTTATAAGTACGAAAGCAGCATCTCTAAACAACATATCTCTAGATTTTGGATCTGGATAAACATCAAAAGGTTCAGGTTGCTTTATAACAACTTCCCCCATACCATGATCCATATCAGGGTTTATATCTACTTGCAAATAACCTATAGACTTAGTAACTGCATCATTTATTGCATTGGCATAAAGAGTTCCTCCATCAGAAGTATACCAAATATAATCAGCTAAATCTGAAATAACTCCAGCCACATCTGTGTCAGAACCTTCGGTAGCTATAGCTTGCCATCTTGGATTATTCGCAGTTGCATAAAAATTAAGCATCTCAACTACTGGAGATATCCTATTTATTGTAAATGTAGGCATCCCTTGTTCTTCTAAAGAAGTTCTTTCTTCGTTACTTAACTGGTTATCATTAGCAAAGTCATACGCTTTTTGATTTACATGCTCCCACCTAACCCTTGTATTACCATTAACATTATTAAATAACTTTCTTACTCTCTCTGCTTTTTTCTTTGACATTATCCTCTCCAATTCCCCTGTTTATGTTTGCCTTGACCAGGCATATCTCCCTCAACCATCTTCATTTTCTCCAACTCTTTATTTGCTGCTTCAGTGTCAACAGTATTTTCAGATATCATATTAATAACATCGTTAGTGTCCATAGCCATGTCATTCATAACTTGGTCAACTGGTGTAACATTCATTTTAGATATCTGATTAGCTAAAGATGCATTTACTGATGCTTGATTACTCTTCTTAGGAAGAGCATTCGATTTTATAAATCTATCTCTTATAATCTCCCACCCTGTACTATCTCCATGATCTACTATAGCTAGCATTTTAAACATTTTAACAACTTCTGGCTTATCAAACTCAGATAAATCTTTTGGTAGAGCAGGTACTGAAGATTTTCTCTGTTGAGACATATCTCGTAAAAAATTCTGAATCTGTTTTTTTCTTTTATTTGTACTCATTCTGATTCCTTGTAGTTATACCTAAACGCTGTTTGAAACATTCTATTCCCTCCACCATTTCCGTACAATAAGTCGCCCCAACTATAGTGGTCGTTCAAAATAGGATAACTTGAACCTTTGTCATGAACAATATCGATTCCTCCTTGAGAGCCACTCCATATATTTGAAGCTTTTGTCCCATCTCCATGAGTTCCTGTAACAAGAACTGCATGCTCACCTCTACTGCCATCATTTCCAACAGATTTCACGAAAACAACATCTCCTGACTGAAGGTCTGAGAAATCTTTAATTTCTGTCCAGCTTTTGTGATCACCATATCTTTTTCTTTCAAACGAACCATCTGCACGAACATGATCCCATAACTCAACTTTATAACCCCTTAGAGCATCTTTAAAGGTAGGTATACTGCTAGTTTTAGGAACGGGAATTTCTGCATCAGCTAAAATACCTGTTACGCAATCAAGACAAACTAGCGTTTTTCTTCCAGCTACTTCAGTATCATATCCATACCTAGCTTTAAATTTTGCTGCTTGAACAACTTTTTCAGAGGTCTGGTCTTCTGGCAAGAAATCCTGATCTTCCATCTGACTCCAAACATAATTATCATCTAGCGGTCCTGTTGGCCTGTTGTCCAGCTTTTTAGTCACCTTGTATACCTTCCTCTCTTATCTCTTTTCCTTTTTTTAGGAACCTCAGGGCTTTCACCCCATATTATATTTAATATTTCTTTTAATTCTTTTATCATTCTGTTAACTCAAAATGAGGAAAATCATCAAATCGATTATCCATTACTTGAAAATCTTTATCCCAATCTCCGCCCCATCTTAACTTGATATCCATACCACGAGCGATACCAAGCACAAACCCAGCAAAAAGAGTTTGTCGCTCCCTGTCATCCCAGTCCACGGGATAAGGTGTGACATCGACAGCGCGACTAGGGGAACTATTATGCCTCCCCATAGGGAATTTAACCTTTGTTTTACCTTCGTCAAAAAGCTTGTTTTGTCTCCATTCATCTCTATGTCCCTCCAATACAGAGCAGTCAACATATTTAATGACTTCGTTGAATACTTTCTGCAAGTCTTCATGACATGTACTTAAATTAGCTTTGCTTTTTTTACCAAATTTATACATTATTTCTCCTTACTGATATGGCTTTTTGTTTGGTGGCATTCCACCAGAAATTTCTCCTAGTATGCTTCTTTTTGTGCCACCTGTAGGTCTATCTGGCCCTTCTCCACCAGACTCTCCTTCTAAGCCAAGAGAATTAGCTCCTATTAAAGCACTTATACCCCCTAAGATATCTTGAATACTTTGAACAGCTATATCTCTTTGATTAGATGGCTGAGCTACAAAAGTTTTATCTATCTTAGTTGCATTTATTAAACTTTCAGCATTTTCTGCTAAAATTTCAGTTCTAGATTTAGGCTCTGAATCGAAAAGATTGAAAGTTTCTCTATCTCTCAGCAGCCCTGTGTCTTTATCTTCAACTAACGAATCTCTTGATATCAATTCAGCTTCTCTTTCTAGGGATAAGTTCAAACCTTTCACAACTTCTTGTGCAATATCTCCGCTAGGAACAGTTATAAAATCTCCCTTTTCCTTGGATATTCTCTTAGCGCTATCTAATTCTAAATGTAACGCTTTCCCACTTTCACTCTGCCTCACTATTGGAAATATCATCCACCCATGATCAGGGTCATAATCTACTGCAGTTTCTACATAAGTAGCATATCCTTCTTCAGGAATACCCTCCGCTGAATATTTATAACGAAGGTTTCCACTATCTGAAAATGCCTGATTAACCCAACCTCTAGTATTCCTTAATTCAGATAGATATGCCTCAGAAAGAAGAACTCCTCCTGGCACATTGTTGAAATAATCTGGATGTTGTGTATCTAATCCCTCAAGATGACTTTCATCTATTGTCATAGGCTCATCTTGTCCTATCCATTCATCTACTATTGGGTCTATATCTCCTGTCCTAGCCATTTTTTTCCTCTTTATTTGGTTCTAAATCTTCTAATTTTATTATGTCATCACTCATGCTGTTATCCAACTTTTTGCTCTTGGTTTATGTCTGTACCATTCTCCAGACTTTTTTTCTTTAACTATATTCGATGGATGGGCATACTTACATGCATAAGCTAAAGCATCTATGGCATCATCATGCCCCATCCTTGGTCCAAATGTAATAATTTCATGTTGCAAATCATAGTGATTTTTTTTAATATACATTGACATTATTGCAAATCTTTGTGCCAAAATTTCTTGTATTCTATCACGCTTCGACATACGCGTTCCAGGTTTTTCAGCAACATACTTAACCGTAAAGTCATTTCTTCTACGCATTTCTGCGTTGAGTGATTGAAAGATAGGTTTAGACATAGTCGTATCCTCAACCACGAAAAGGTTCGGATGATATATTTTGTTAAGCTCGAACATATGATCAACAATACCTTTTTTACTATCTCCTGGTATACCCAAAACAGGAAGCGACCTGTTTCTGATATAATCAAGCACGTAGACATTATTGTTAGGGTCAACCCCAACAACAAGGAGTACGCTAAAATCGCTGTCCCTACGAACACTGTCAGTAGCGGGATCAACACCAGCAAATACATTAATAGGGATAACCCCCTTTTCTTTGTCATCCAAGTAGGATATTCCACTTTCTTCATCATATTTATATGCTCCTTCCCAGTACTGAATATGATCTCTTGTAAATATTGAGTCTTCAGCACTCTGGACCTCCATCATATATTCTTGATAGAATTTTTGAGGCTGACCAGAATCAGTATAAAATTTCTTTTTTCTCTCCATCTCCTTTTCGCCAAACCAACTAGGCCATAAAGGAGTCCCATCAGGCTGAATAGCCTTATGAGTTATTACTTTCCAGCTAAAATCCTTGCCTTCTTCTTTCGATTTATCATAGTTAACAAGTATGTTATTAATGAACGAATCAAAGTGAACGGGAGTACCATTAATACGCAACCTACCCGTCCCAGGCTCAAGAGCAGGGAAGACAACAGCCGTAACAAGATTTGAGATTTTAGCCCTAGACTCAGGCGTAACGGTATTATTTTCGTCTTCAAAGTCGTCAAGCACGATGAGGTCATACCTTTTATGGAGTTTAGCTCCTCCTCTAATACCTGATAAGTTTGACTTAGAGATAAGTTTAGTACCGTTTTTAAGTTCAATATCATCTTCCGTCCATTTCCTTCCTTTTAAATCACCGAAATAATACAACACTCTGTCATTAAATTCCAAATGATATTTTATATAATCTAAATTTGGCACACTAATTTTACTAGATGCCGCAACCCAACCATAAAACAGAGGTTCGGTAGTAAATAAAAAATCTTTCAATATATTACATTTAGTTAAAACAGTCTTTCCATGACCCCTAGGTAAAATAACTGCCAACTGTTTAACATCAAGGTCATCTACTGCATCAGCTACTGTATAATGAAAAAACGGAGTCTCTGATCTCATAAAATCATCTGGAAGAAAAAGCTTTCCAAATGCTATCATATCATTTTTAGCTAACTCTAATTGACTTTCTGCCTTAGATACATTTTCTTTATTAATATTAAACGACTTTTCCATCGATATTGGCTACAGGATTTTCAGTAGGAGGAAGTCTTTTTTTAGTACTTTCTGGCAAATTAACATAAAATTGTTTAAACCTAGCATATGTTTTTGGTCCAAATACTCCATCAACCTTTAATTGTTCTGCATTATCATCAGGAAAAGTTGCTGCTATTAAATTTAAGCCCGCCTGAACCTCTTTAGTTTGAGATTCAGTTAAGTTTTGATTATTAGCTATTTGCACATGATCTTCATTAATAGCTTCGTCTACAATTTGATCTACCACATTCCTATTGGACATGATGCTCCCTTTATTTTTACCTTTACATTCATTATACAACCACATTTCATACATTGACTGTTCTTCTTGAAGAATACACAACCCTTGCAATGTTCAAATCTTTTCTGAGCAACTTCGTCGTCTGCAAATCCATTAGAAGCTACATCAACAGCTCCTTTTAATAAGCCCATCCAATCGTAGTTTTCTATATCACTCACAACTATTCATCTAGCTCAGGAGGATTTCCATGACCTCTTCGTTTTAAGCCGCCTTCTTCCCCTGGCGCCCAATCTCCTTGAGTTGCTCCTCCGTAATTCCACTCCATGTTTCCATAACCTTGCCCAGGAGCTGTTCCTTCTCCGCCCCATGGTGCATTTTGGTTTGCAGAGCCTGTTCCAAATGGATCAGTCCATATTGGATTAAACCCTGTATTTTGACCAGAAACATTCAACATATAATCTAAATAAGCTCCGTAGC